TTAGGCGGAAGCGGCGCGGGAGCTGCGGCGCCGGCGGGGATAAAACAAAGGGCCGCGACTAGCGCGACCCCTGCCCTCCCGACCATTTACTTAGACCCCTTCGCGGGGCTTACCGCTTGCCACGTTCGCAGCACGCCCAAAACGGCCGTAAGGCCTGCGGACAAAGCGGCCAGGGCAACCGATGGGTTGCCGTCAATCCATGTATCCAGAAACGCCACGAGGAAAACGCCGGCGGCTGTGAGCGCCGCAATCGTGGAGGGTCCGATTTTGGGAATCACTTTTTAGGCTCCTTCTCGGGAACGTAATCCGTGGGCTCGGCCGGCGGGGGCTCAATCACCACGGTGCTAGGCGGCAAGGTGTCGGGCATGGCCTCAACTCTCCTTATAGGTCTTTTTCCACGGCCGGGGCGTTACTCCTTCGTGCTTCTCCGCCCACTGTGCCATTACCTCGTTACGGGTTTCCTTCCCGGTGCTGTGAAGCCAGGGCCCGAACGTCCAACGGTCATAGGTTCCCTTTGGGCCGGCGCGGAAGGCAAAGGGGCTATTGCGCTCCACCCGAACGGCCTGCGTCCAATTGTCGGGATTGGCGCGGGCGTACTTGCGAAGCTGCAAATCCCGGGCTTCCGGCGTCGGCCAACCCCCGTAGAGCTTTACGCGGGTGTCGTCGAATCCGTACCCGGCCACGACGGCCTGCGGGCCGGGGAGGCCAACGTCCGGAAAGCTAATGACCTTCCAACCGTCGCGCCAGCTACGGGTAAGCGACCGGACACCATTTTGAGCATTTCCTTCCACCGTGGAGAAAAGGCCCCCGCTCATCGTGTAATTCACGAGCCCAACGTGAAGCCCGTCAATAATGAAAAGGTCCCCGGGCTTTGCCTTCTGCGAGCCCTCCCGAAGCCACCCCTTCGCCTGTGCCCTGTCGTACATAACGGCTGTGGAGGGGTGAACGATCGCCTTTGCCTGCGCCTTGTACTTTGCGGACGCTTCGCTTTCGGCAATACAAAAGCCGACATAGCACGCGCACCAGGGGACCCCGGGCCCGATGCCGTAAAACTTCTGGCATTCGTCCACAATTGGCGAACCGCTCCGGTTGGGCGCACCCTCGTAGGCCCCTAGATACTTTGCGGCTTTCCTTAGCGCCTGCTGTCCGTTGGAAATCACGAGCCCCCCTAGAGGTTTCTGAAAATCTCAATTGCAACGGCCGTAGCCGCCCCGCCCACCACGAGCCACGCGCCGCGGCTAGTCGCAGCCGCACCCTGCCAACGGGCACGCCAAAGCTCCAATTCGAAAACGCGGCCTTCCAGCTTCCCTAGCCTTTGGTTTGTTTCGCGCTGAAGCTTTTCCACGGTCGCCACGGCTTCGCGTAACTCGGCTATCGCCGAACGGATTTCCTGCGCGTCCGTGGCGGTCATTACGACGCCTGACCAATCCAGGTAGCCGTAAAGCGACCGCGGTTTTGGTTATCCGCGGTGCCGGAGAGCGTAACGGCGCCGGTTGCAACGTAACCAACGTTTACGCTTAACGTCGCCGCGGCAGCATAAGAGGCCACAAAGCTTAGGTTTGCTGAAGCGAACGTAGTGCCGCCGTTGGTTGTCATTTGGCGATTATTGGCAAACAAAAACAATTGGGTAAGCGTGGTTGCGGCACCTGCCGAAATGTTTATGGTTACAAGGTAAAGGCCGGCGGTATTAAATGTGATTGTAGAACCCGAGCTCCACATGGCGTCCGTGTCGTAATCCTCTGCATCCCACGAAACGGCCGCATTGTTTACCCATGAGGTTTTATCCGACGTCAAGCGAAGGCTTACAGCCGGCGGAACCCGAAAATTGTCTAGATTTGTTCCAATGTCGTTCATGGTCGCGGCTGTGAGAATTTGGCCGCTTGTAAATGTTCCAATGTCGGGGTATGTCTTAGGCACTTGCGCCCTTTCTAAAAGGCCAAAAGGTTTTGGTTTAGTACGCCAAAAACCTCGCTGTTGAGGATAAAATAAGCGTTTTGGTCGGTGCTCTCAAAAGTAAACCGGATTACATGAGAGCCAGGGCGTATGTCGTGGAAAACGCCGGACGTAATAACCGTTTGGGCCACGGATGCTGGGGCGCCGGCCGTAAACGTCTTTTGGATTGTCACGACGTCCGTTAGGTCAAGGCCCAAACATGCGACTTGATCGGTAGAGCTCATGGCCGCTAGCTGCGTCTGAACGCCCGTAAACCTTAGAACGGGGTCCTTGTACCTGCCCAAAAGGTAATTACCCAACGCGGACACTTCGGCCGTGGTGCTGTTGAGAAGGTCAAGCTTCGAAAACTGTTGGGCCTGATAAAGCGCAATAGAATTCGCGTTCGATGCGACCTGAACGGCGCCGGCGGGCGATTGCGTCTGAATGTAATTGTAGAGAAGCTCGTCCCCGTAGGCGTTGGTTAGGCTCTGATACTTAACGCCCGAACCATCATCGGCAAAGGTCATGAGCGGCGACGGGTTAAGCGCCGCTTCTCTACCGCGAAACGTAAGCGTTCCGTCGCCGGCGACAAATAGGTACCCCTGCTCGGACGCGCTCACGTTTTGGAGGTATTGCAAAACGTTTTGGCCGGCGGGCACAAGGTAGGCCCCTAGCGTGGAATTTCCAACGGCAATAGACGTTGGGCCCTGATAGACGATTTCGGAACGTGCGAGGACCGCGGACACCCGGGCGCCCGAAAGCTGCGCTGTCGGCGTCCATTCGTTCATGTTTTGATTTGCCAGGACCGTAAAGGCATCGGCGCAGGTGGCCGTGGTTACGTTTCCCGTCTCCGTAAACGAATAGTCCAAATCCCAATCCGTCACAAAGCCGCAAAAGATTTCGATGCCGTCCGCATAAACGGATACGGGATTTCGCGGGCCAACAAAGGGGTAATAAGGCGAATCGCTGTTGAGCGGGTCAAAAATCCGCGTCGGGTCGTGGAGCCGTAGCGCTGCCGTGCCGGCGTTAAATTGCTCTAGCTCACGGTTACGGCCGCGGTTAATCGTGATTGCTTGGACATACTCGGTAACGTCCACAAGCTGAACGCCGCCTAGCGTGCCGGTGTTGAGCTTGCCGAAGGTGGCGTTATTTAGCTGGAAAGGCGTCCCAAAATTAACGGTCGTCTCAAAGCCTACGAATACCTGAATTGTCGGGGCGCTACTCATGCGGCTGCGAAAACCGGGCCGCTTCGGCGCTGCGCCTGCTGTATTGCCTCAATAATTTGCTGGCCGATTTGGTCCGGCGTGGAGACTAGGCCCGCATTAACCGTGATCGTGATTCCGCCAACGCCGGCGTTCCGGCCGCGAAGCGGAACCACGGCTTCCGGTCCGGCCTCTCCGATAAGGGCCAACGTGGGTTGCGTGACAATCCCGCCCTTTGCAAGCCGGGGAATCTTAGGAATCTCGGGAACGGGGTCCCCGCCAGGGATAACGGCGTTAATCAAGCCAACGCCCTTGTTTAGCCCCTTAATCCCGACGTTTAGCGCGTCAATTCCTAGATTAATCGCGGCCTTCACGGCGTCGGCAATACCGCTTGCGACCCCCTTAACGCCGCTCACAATCCACCCAACAATCTTTTCGCCAATGCCGACGACCGTATCTTTAACGCCCTCGGTAATCAGGGTGAGAAGGGCGGACGCAAAGCCGCTGATTTTGTCCCAAATGGCGGACGCTAGGCCGGTAGCTCCACTCGCAACCCAACTAATGACCTTCGAACCAATGTCGGAAAGGCCCGTAAGCCACGCGACCACGAGGGATGCCAGGGCGGCCGGCATCGCCTTGATTTTGTCCCATACCGCTTCGGAAAGGTTGGCCACGCCGCTTGCAATGCCGCTAACGATCGTTTTTCCAATGTCCACCACGGCCGACAAAATGAGCATGGGGAAGCCTAGAAGGGTGCTCTTTATGCCGTCCAGCACGCCGCCAACCGCCCTTTTAAGGCCTTCCCACGCTCCGGAAAAATCGCCCTTAATGAGCGCCGCGATAGCGTCAATAGCACCCTTAATGGTGTCCCACGCGGCCATTACCGGACCTTCTAGGTAGTCCACGACGGTAGAAACGGTTTTCTTAATCGCTTCCCACGCGCCGCCCACAATGTCCCTAAACGTTTCCGACTTTTTGTAGAGAGCAATAATTCCGATGGTGAGCCCCGCCACGGCAACCACAATTGCGCCAATAATCAGAGCTACCGGGTTAGCCGCCAAAATGGTCATTGCGACATTTAGGGCGATGATGCCGGCGGCTGTTACTCCAATGGCCGCGGCAATAGCGATAAAAACCTTTGGGTTGTCCTGCGCCCACTTTGCGAAGCGCTGAAGGACCGGGAGGATTTTTTCGATCACCGGGAGAAGCGCGGACCCTACGGCTTCCTTTGTTTCGTCCAGGGCGATACCTAGCCCCTTCATCCGGCCGGCGGCTGTATCCGCGGACGCCGCGGCATCCCCGCCAAACGTCTTGGACAAAATCGAAAACGCTTCATCGGCCGACGCGCCGTTTTTAATGAGCTCCTTCATGCGAGGATCAAGCGCGTTTAGCCCGCGAAGGTTTCCGGCGTAGGCCTTCGACAAAGCTTCGGACACCTGCGCCAACGGCTTTCCGGTGCCGGCGGCAACGTCCAGGGCAAGCCCTAGCCCCTTCTGCGCCGTTTCCAGGTTGCCGGTTCCTCGTGCGAGGACCGCCAACGCCGGCCGAAGCTCATCATCCGAAACGGCTGCGGCCTGCGAGGTTTTGGAAATGAAATCCTCTACGGCCGAAACCTGTGACTTTGTGGCCCTCGTGGCGCCGGTGAGGGTGCGGGCGAGCTGTTCCTGTGCTGCGTCGTCCTCAATTGCGGCCCTCGTCGCGTCAAACGCCGCGGCGCCCAAAGCTGCGAGCGCGATTCCGGCCGGAAGGGCGGCTTTCTTAATGGCGAAGCCAGCCTTAGCGCCCTTCGTTTCTAGGCGCTGAAATTGAGCGATACCCCGGTCAATCCCGCGGCCGTCAAAATCCGTGAGGATTGGAATCGTAATTGCCATTAGCGCATCATCCCTTCGACGGTCCGCTCGGCGTTCCGAACCAA